AAGTCGCCACAATAATCTTGTTAGTGCTTGTTTTAATTTCGTCATATTCTTCTTTACGATCTTTTGTTTTAACTTCACCACTAATAAACACAGAATCTTCAATGCTACTAGTTATTATACGTCCTGATTCTATTCTGTCAACCAATACGAGTGTATTACCGCTTTGAGATATGGTCTTAATCAGGTTACTGATATATAACATTCTATCTTCATTAGTGACTAGATATTTTAATTCTTCTGGGTAACTGCTAAATTCCTTCCATTCGGCTGTTTGAATAATGTTTACGTGACAGTTACTCAATACCCCTGCTTCTTGTAATTCATGTGCTTTAACCTGATGAACAACTTCGCCTAATCCGGCTCTAATATTCTGAAAATCTATATCTTCTTTGGGAACAGTACCAGTTAGTCCCCAACGTATTGAACAGTTAGCTAAGTGATTAGTTAATAGTTTTTTAAGCACCTCGGCCTTGGCCATATGTACCTCGTCTACCATAACGGTCTGAACACCATCTAGGAAAACTGCCAAGGTTAATGCGTCGTCATCGGTGGAATCTTTGGATTTTTTATCTAAAATATTGAGACTTTGCCAGGTACAAATTGTGTGGGTTTTATTCAGTTGTTTCCTATCTCCGTAGTAAACACCCACGTCTAATCCGCAGTTGATAAAATCTTCTTCAGTCTGTTCCACAAGACTTTTGTTGGGAACAATGGTTACTGTTCGACCGTATTTTTCACAAATTTTGCTCAAAGTTGCGGTGGTAATTGTCTTACCAAATCCTGTAGCAATTTCTTGAATACATTGCGGGTTTTCGAGGAACTTATTAACAACCTCAACTTGATCGTCACGCAGTCTAATTTTTTCTCCAGCAAATCGATGACCTTCTGGCCAGGTAGCATCACCCCAAAAATCTTCAAAAACTTTGTCGAACTCCAATACTGGACTTGTTCGATGATCTTCAATTTCCGGGTCATAACCTTGGCGAATAATTTCTTCAACAACTGCGGGTAGTAGGCTCATATATGTTGTACCACCGAGCCCAAAGAAACTTGTACAACCGTCCCATCGACCTAATTTATATGCTGGCAAATATCTGGCTTTTTGGTCAAAATATTTGAATTTTTTAACCAATGATTTACGTGTGTCAAGATCTAAATTTTCTACTTTAACGTTGACTTCATCTTTAATGACAATCTTACAACGCTTCATTCAGCATCTCCATTGTCAACATAGACAACTGTGTTATATTTGTCATTGATAATTTTTTTTGTGTTAACATGACTACCTAGTGGATCACAACTAATAGCAATACCAAAATTTATGCCGCTTTGTACCAGTGGTTTTTTGATACGTCGACTAACAAACACAAATTTTAGGTTTTTGCTTATGGGTGTGTTAAGTTTATGTTCTTTAATATATTCGTTAAATTCTTTATTAATTTCGTTGTCAGTTCTAAACATGACGGTAATGTCAGCAGAAGTGTATCCCAGCGAAATTATGTGGGTATGCCACTTTTTTAGGTGGTTCAACTCGCGCTCTGGTGGTATCACAATCATAACCGAATATGCCGATGACAGCAGTTGATCAAAATCTGATAGCTTGTAATCCTTTGAATGGAATTTTACCTCGTCGGCAAATTCCTTCATAATGAACTTTTTGGTAATTTCGCCAATTTTTTCAGAATTTAGGTAATTTTCACAATCATTGTCCCACACCTCAACACCGTACTGTTTAGCCAGTAACAGGCCATCAAGAATATTATTAGATGATGGTTGGGGAACTGACTCGTAGACATTTTTAAACTTAAGGACGTCATTGTCAAAAGTCAGCATTGGGGCATATTTTTCCATGTCCACTAAAATTTCCTGAATTTTTTCATAAAAATCCAAAAATTCCTGATCAGCAGTAAAACCACTAGGAAGTAGGTTATTTCCAATCCAAATAATATTTCCTTCAGTTACTCCAAAGGCCCAACATTTTTCATCAGCGTACCACTCTGACCAATCAACAGGGTTATCTTTCTTAAATTCTCGGATTTTTTTCACCAAATCTTCATTATATGGAAAAGTTATCCTAATGTACTTCTTTTCACCCCGTATGATTGAAACAGTTTTATTGCTAGGAGTTACCTGCCTTAATGGTTGACCAAATTTTTCATTAGTGATGATATCATCGACATTTGACCCATAATAGCCAATCAGTAAATTTCGGTATTTTTTACATAATTTTATGGCCAACGCACCCTGCTTGACTGTAAAGGCTATACCGCGAGAACATTGCGAGTCAAAACTGTCAATAATTTGTCTATCACCAAGAAACACTCCGTCACCGTTCCAGGCTAGTCGAGAAATAAGGTCTTCAACGTGGGATGCTGATTTTGTAAACATATTAAATTGTGATATCTTCCATACCAGCGGTACGTAGTTTAATAATATTTGACAACTGCCATTGTTTGATGTCAATTGCCTTGATAATTCCTAACCAATGATTTCTTAGTAGAGCAAATTCGTTGATAATTTTGTCCATATCAACAACGTCTGCTTCACCATCAACATATTTTTCAACATCTCTAGAACTCAATGCTCGTTGATAGTTTTCAAGATATTTTTTAAAGACCTTGCTACGCAATCTTCGAGATTCAATATTAAGATACTCAAGAATAGCCTCAATTTCTTGAAGCTGATTAAATCTTTGTTCTACAATACCAGGTAAAGCCGCAGAGGCTTTTTCTACGTTACCGTATACTCGAACCTCCTTGCGGGCTTCCTCTAACTCTTGGTAATAATGATCAATACAGGCAGGAAGGTGAGCGATATCTTTGCTAACCTTTGAGTACCACATCAGTAATCCTCGTCTTCGTAACCGTAATTGTCTTCATCGTACTCGTCGTCATCTTTTTCGTGATTTTCATCAACAACAGTTTTGATAGCATCATCAAGATGGCTGTCGTAACCCATAAATGTTTCAAGTACTGCTGGCGTAATATCTTTACCTAACAAAAAATCAACGTATTGATTTGCCGCCATGTCTTTATTTTTATCAGAAATATATTCTCGGAATATATCCCAAATTTCCATAATTACTGCTTCTTCCATTATGCTTCTCCGTCTGCTATATCAGTTGTAGTTAATGTTGCTACTGCAGTTTCGTCCCACTCGGACATGATAATTTGAAGTTTGTCTTCAGTCCAATTTTTACGGAACTCTGCTACAATCTCGCCAGTCTCTTTACTGGTGTATGCTAATTTATTCCCTACCTTAGATAATACACCCATCTTCTCGAACATGTCAACTAATCCGGAAGTTGGACTCATACCAGTCGAATATGGAATCTCAACTTGAACACTTTCAAAAGGTTTGGCATAACGTGTCTTCATAATCTTACAAGCACTACGAATACCATGAACTTCACTGGTTTTGTTTCCGTCTGCGTCAGTTTTAAGTTTGAGTTTTTTCATAGCAACAACAATACTTGATGCGTAAATGAAACCCTGACCACCTGAAATCTTGTCATCTGGATCAAACATGTCTTGACTTGCGTATGTGTGATTTGTACAAACCATGCCCACATTATACGAGCCAAACATGTTTACACAATTACGCACAAGACTAGTAAGTGCTTTGGGTTTACGGCCCATATCACCCTTCATCTCGCCTGCTTCAAACTGATTTACATCAGTAGGAGTAAGCAACATTCCAAGTGAATCGATTACAAATAATATCTTAGGACGTTCTTCCTGTGGCATTAATTTGTACTCTTTCATGAATTCTGAAATAGTTTTAGCTACATCATCAATCATGGCCATGTTGAGCTTGAGTAGTTTATCTTCACTAGTATCAACATTTAAATCTTCCAACCATTTCTTGTCCAACGCATTTTCTGAGTCAACTAAGACAACAAAAATACCTTGTTCTTGTGCGTGTCGAATAATGTTGCCGGAGCAGATATAACTCTTACCTGCGCCAGATTCACCAGCAAATACAGTTACCTTACCCATTGGAATACCTTTGTTAAAGTCTCCAGAAATGAGGTAATTTAAAGCGTAGTTCCCTGTACCAACCCAATCGGTTGGGTCATTAAATCCTACACCAAGTCCGTCGATAGACTTGGTGATAGACTTACGGAACTTCGAAATATCGAAGGCTTTTCCCATAGTCTATCTCCCAGATTATTGTTGTTGACGTTTACGGATCATTGCCAAGATGTTCTGAGCACGATCGCTAGCACCATCGCCAGTTGACGATTCTTCTGTCTCTTCAGCAACTGGAGCAGATGTTTTTACTGGAGTCGCAACTGGTGTTGCTACATCAGCATCTTCTGCTTCTGGATCTTTGGCTTTAGAACCGGTTGCGGCTCCGCTACCTCCCATACCAGCTGGCTTAAAGTATTGACCCCAACGTTCCATGTCAAATGCTTCGCCATCTACTGATGCTTCAAACATTTCCATCATTACTTTGAGTTCAACATCGCCTGGCTTCTTAGGCAAGAAGTCTTTAAGGCTAAATGTGCCATATTGTGCGATTGCCGCTTGTTCATCTTCACCTAGAGCACGTTCACGACGAGCCCAGTTTGAAGTAGAGTAGTCAGCATAACCACCTTTACTTGTCTTAACAATTTTGAAGTCTAATCCACGAACTGCGTCAGTTGGGATTTCTTCAATTTCTGAATCCATCAAAGCCGCTTTAATAATATTGTGGATTTGACTGCCGATAATAAATCGACGAATTGGATTCTCAGGAGTTTTGTCTTCCTGGAGTTTTGAATCAACTACAAAACCTTGATACAAGTATGAACGCTTTTTCCAGTACTTACGACCCATATCTTCAAGATTTTTATCCTTGAACCATGGACGAACTTCTGTTAAGATTGGGCATGACTCGCCCCACATTTCCATACAAGGAACTTGTACAGTAACAGGTTTTGAATTTGTCTCACCTTTAATTCCGGCAAATGGCAATTTGATCATTGCTCGTTCAATCCAGAAAAATGTGTTGCTTGGGTCAGCATCTTGTAAGAATCTTACTGTTGCTGTTTGACCTTCTTGAATGTTCCAGTGTGGAAAGATTGCGTTGTCACCACCGCCTGCGCTACCGGTGTTTTGTTGACTTGCTTGTTGAAGTTTTGCGCGAATTTCTGCTAAAGTTGCCATAATGATTTTTCCTTAATGTTTAATTTTATGTGCCATTCCTTTAAAGCCGACTGACTAAAAAGAAAAAGTGCATATAGTTAACTATACGCACTTTTATTTATCCCGTCAAGAATTAAACGGGTATATTTTGATTTATTTTGCCAATCCAGCTAATCTTAAAATGATATCCATGTTTTCGTTGGATTTCTTTTCAGTTTCACGACGAGCTTTATCGCTTAAATTGGTAACCTTTCCGCGAGGATCTTTATTTTTAGACTTTCCCCAATCCCCTTCGTGTTTCCAAGATTTAACTTTACCATCTTTATCTTTTTCTACAGTATCAGTTGCTTCCTGTGTTCTAATTCCGGCAAGTTTCATTACTTCGGCAAACTCTTGATGTCCTTGGCTACGTTTCTGCATCTTTTTAACCATCAACTCTACCATACGCCCTGCTTTATCGCCAAACTGTTTTCCAGCCATAATACCCAATTCAGTTGCGCCTTTACGCCATTCGCCTAGTCCTTGTTCGCGACCGTGTGGATTGTAGAAAGCACCAATAAACTCTGCTAGTTCTTTAACATTAACAGGTTTTTCTTTTCTAGGCTCAGCATTGTCCATTGCTTCTTCATCTTCGGCTTCTGCCATTGCGGGCTCTTCTTGCGGAGCCATTGCGTTAGGATCTTGTTCTGCGCCTACATCTGGAGCCATTGCGTTAGGATCTTGTTCTGCGCCCATATCTCCTTGTGGAGCTGGTTCTTGTCCAACATCTCCTTGTGGAGCTGGATCGTCATTTGTTTGCGGGGGTTCTTCGCCAATGCCCAACTGACTTAACGCATCTGGATCATTAACTCTTAACCATGCCTGTAGTGTTTCAAGTGGATCAGCAGATGGATCAACATTTGCCAAAGACTTTAATGCGTCTTCAAGTTTTTCATCTTCAATACCTACATTTTGAAGAGCTTCAATCGCAGATGTTCCATCTGGTCCAAGTGTTAGTCCTGCCGCTAAAAGATCTTTAAGTTGATTAATTTGATCAGGAGTCATAGTTCCTTCGACGATTGCGTCTGCCCAAGATTCAAAAGCTTCAAAATTTTCAGATTTGACATTCTCGTCATCACACTCGCAGGGATCCTTATGACATACTTCACATTCTTCTGACCCTTCGTGTACCACAGTATCTAGATCAACAGTACCAGTTTCTTGCATAATAGAATGAATTAGAGGAAATACACCTGATAGTGTTTCGTCAAAATGTTTAACAGTAAACTTGGCCTTATAGTCTTCCATAGTCACTGGATCTAGTTCGGCAGCTTCTTCCATTGGGCTAAAACTTTCCATCCATTCTTGATAACCACGTTGTGTTTGTAGTGAGTTCATACAGTCACGTAGACTTTGTAATTTTTGTCCAGCACGTT